AAATGATTCCCGCAAGATTCTGGTGGAAATCTGCCACCCGCGATAGAATATGTTTGGGATTTTTCCTGTAAGAAAAAGTGGTAAACTTTCCACCGGAATGGGGGGCAGATTTCACCGGAATGTCCACTGTCCGGATCGATCCGGAGCGATATGGTTGTATCGGGCGTCTGGTTTCCCATTTCCGTCTCCCCTCAGTTCACCGGTTGATCGCCGTATTTCGCGCGCATTTCCGCGTCGAACTGGCTCAGCGAAATTTTCTTGATTCCCCGGATCGCATCCGTATACTCTTCGATCTTCCCGCCGAATGCGACGGCCTGATCCATGATCGCATTACACCGGCTGTCTTTCCACGCCTCCATCAGCGCCTGCGCCTGGGAAAAACTCACCATTTCGGCGATATATTCCAAAGTCCACCCGGTCCGCTCCGCGATGATCGCCATCACCCGAACGGCGCTTTCCCCGATTTCGCCAATTTTGACGACCGCAGCGTTTCCATTTTTCCCGACAGAAACATTTTCAAGGGTGTTGAATTTCAGGATTTCCCTGACGATTTCGCCGCTGTCCTCGGGTTTAAAATCTCCCGGCATTAAAAAGGCATCGATGATCCTGGCAAAATCCTGTTCGGTATCTATCAGGGATTTTAACTGATTCATCAGTTCGCCTGGGGCCTGATTATCCTCCGCCACAAGCCAGCGAAGATTCCCCATTTGCATAAGTGTTTCAATCAAAGAAAAATAGGCCGCGATTCCGGCCCGTTTTACGGTGATTTTCCTGCCCGTTGGAAGCGTTACTGACGTTGTTTTCCGGAAAAAGTCGATCATTTTCCCCTCGATAATAAGGATCGGGAGGCGATTTTCTCGCCTCCCTTTCCGTTACTGGCTGGTTCAGCTCGCGGCCGAGATCCGTGTCAGGTCGAGCGGGGCGCTGCCGTAAACGGGAGTGGTAACAAGAGTCGAGCCCGAAACTGCAACGGCGGAGAGACTCACCGCAATGCTCTGGTTCGGCTTCTTCATCCCGATCTTCCGGTCGTTATCCGGCATGCAGTTGAGCAGAAGCACCGCCTGGGTATCCGAACCGTTCGGAACGATGGAATAGGCGGTGGTGGCATCCGGGGTGACGTCCCAGGCGGAGGAAACCGTCGCCACTTTGGTGCTTCCGACGTAACCGGTGATCTTCCGGGTCAGTCCGGAGCCGGTTCCGCCAGTGATGGTGATATACATCCCGGTGTAGTAATCGTCCACGGCGGAAGAGCCGGCGGCAAGTTTGATAGTGGTGTTGGTGCTTCCGGACTGCGCGGTCCCGACGACTGCCGTTCCGGAAACGCCGATATTCGGCACGTTTCCCCGGTTGGTAGGGTCGCTTTCGCGGTGATAGATCAGGATCGGAAGGCCGTTTTTGGTGAGATCCGTCCCGAAGCCGTTGATCAGTTTCGGAGCGGCGAGAAGCATCGACTGATCGTCGCCGATCTTCAGGAGCTTGACAAGGTTCCAGAGCGACATATCCTCCAGGTTGAAGGTGAATTGCGGGCCGTCATCTTCGTCCTGGTAGATCGCCCGGACTCCCTCGACGGCGTTCTTCGCCTTGAAGGTCTTGAGCGGAAACGTGATGTCGAGCGCGCCGTCGTGCATCAACTGCCGCCAGTTCATCGGGTTGGCGCTGGTCGCCATCGGAAGTTTATTCTTCGCGGGGTCGAACAGGTTGTCCACCTCCTGCGGGGTAAATTGCCGGTCTCCAACCATTATGACCGGAATGCCGGAGAACATCGTTGAACCGTTCATGAGTTATTCCTCCCTTTCGTTTTTCTTTTTCTTGCCGGGCTTCTCTTCCTGTTTTTCCTCGGGTTCGTCTCGGGCGAGAATCCCGGCATCGGCGCGGTACTTCTGGTAGGTTTCCTCATCCATTTCCACGATGTCTCCGGACCGGAAATCCCCGCTTCCACTATGGAAACGCACTTTCATTCTGTCCTCCTAAACCTGAATTTCCAACTCGATCCGGGAAAAGATGGTCCGCGTGGCGGCTTTACTGGTCGAATTGGTGTCCATATCGTGATCGACTGATTTAACGACGCAACCCCGGCACGCCCTGCCGAGATAATGGTCCTCCAGTTGGTCGAGGATACCGAGTACCAGCGCATCGTTCGCGTTCAAGCTGTTCCCCTGATTCTTCACCACGATGAACCAGGTTTGTTCAGTATCATCCTCCAGAAATTCGATGGAAGTGTTCAGGATCGCGCAAACCGGCATCGCCGGAGAACTGACCAGAATTCCCGGTTCGGAACTCACCTCCCGGAACGTCCCGGAAGCGTTCACCATTGCGGTCAGGACGGCGGAAATCGCCGCCTTTTTCTCGTACCGTTCCCGGTATGTCCTTCCGTACTCCATCAGGGTTTCTCCTCCAGAATTTGCCGGATCATTTTCGGGACTTTCCCGACTACCGCCTGAATCAATGGGACCCGGCGAGGCTGTCCATATCTCGCGCCGCTCACCAGGTCAATTTTTTGATGATCCTTCCGGTAGTATCCCTGCGCCCGGCGGGAGCGCATATAGTTTTTATAGTATCCCCGCGCCCGCAACTGCGCCACGTATTCCGCCGCCGATTTCCACCCCGCTTTCCCGCCGCCCAGGTCAAACGCTTTCCCGATGGGCGTGGTGTAAATCACCACCTGATCCCCTTCGCGACGGGCTTCCGTACCTTCTTCCAATGCTCCCGAGAACCGTTTCAGCCATTTCTGCCGCTCGATTTCCTTCCGGAGTTCCCGGTTGATCATGTCCGGGAGGGCCGAGAGAATCGCATCCTCAAAGCCGGCATAGGTTCGCCAGACGAATTTCCGCTCGTCTCGCGCCATGTCAGCCGACCAGGAACAGGCGCGCCATCTTCTCGCCGATCCGCGAGTAGAAAGCGTCATCCGTCATGTAGGTCTCCGAGACATTGCCGTCCACGGAAACGGACCGCCGGTTGATGAGGTTGTCGAAAACCGGCAGTTTTTTCGTCTCGTAAATGATCACCTCGGAAAGCACCCGCTTGATCGCGGCCGCCAGGCAGGGGCTCGTGTATTCTATGTAAAACGGGGTTTCCAGGCTTGAAAATGCGGTGTTCGTCACCGTCCAGCGATTGAAATCATACCGCGAAAGGTCGTTTTCCACGTCCAGCGACGTCGCCCCTGACTTTACGGTGATCAGGGAAATGTCCTTCGCGACCCCGCGGGCGGTCAAAAAACTGTCAGACGTCAGAAGGACGTAATCCTGGAACGTGTCGCTCTCCGTATCGATCCCCGTGTACTGCATCAAAAACTGGTAGGCGGCGTCGATCTGATCGTCGATGATGTCGTCGTATTCGGCAATCGGGGAATCAGCCGTGCCGATTTTCATCAGCGCCTTGATGTCCTCTCTGGTGATTTTCGCCACTATTTGCGCCCCTTGCGTTTCCCGGCCGTACCCGTCACCGGTTCATCCCCCGCGGTTTCGGTTTCCTCGATTTTCTCGATGAAATCGGCGTCGAGCAGCCTTTCGGTGTCTTTCGCGGATACATCCACGGCATCTCCGGGAAGGAACGAGCCGAACGGAGCCGAAAAACTGACCTTTGCGATATAGGGCATCTGTTACCTCCGGGAAATAAATCCGGGCAGGGGCAAAACGCCCCTGCCGTATCGTTCTTACCGGGTTACGCCTTGATCTTGAAGAGGCTGAAGGCGTTCGGGTTGGTCACGGCTCCGTCCACGCGCTTGTATGCGCGGAAACCAACCTGTCCGAGTTCGGCGTACCGTTCATTGAGGCGCTGGAAGACCGGCATTCCGCGATCGGCGATCCAATAATAGCTGAAATCGCCGAAAACGCCGGCGGGGGCTCCGGCCGCGAACACGGGGGCGGAGCTCGACAGCATCACGGGTCTACCCAGGAGCTTGTCCTCCTGACCGTTCGAGAGACCGGGAGTCCACATGTACTGACCGTAGGAATCCTTGATCATGGCGATCAGCTTGATCACGCTGTCCGACAGGAGCCACGAGGCGTTTTTGCGGTACTGCGGCGCGAGGCTGAAGAACATGTTCTTGATGTCGTCCGCAGCGATGGCGTTGCTGGCAGCGGTGGTCGAGGAATTCTTGATCGTCGAAGTCGTCAGGATGCCGTTGGGTTTCCCGACCCCATCGCCGCTGATGAATGCCGCTTCCTCGATCACCGAGAACCGGCGGGCGAATTCTCCCGCAAGATAGGCTTCCAGGTCAAACACGGAATCACTCAGGAGTTCCTCGGAAATGAGGATCATCGTATCGGCCTTGTTCGCCTTCAGGCTGACTTTGCCGAAGGCTTCATCCGATTCCACCGTCGCCCCGCCCTCGGCGGTCCAGCCGGCGGAACCGTGCGAACCGACAACGGGGATATCCTCCTGGTTTTCGGTGACAATCACTGTCGATGCCGCGCGCACCACGTTCAGTTCGGACAGAAGATTGATGATTTTCTTGTCCAGAGTCACCGGAACAAGAACCCCGCCCTGCGAACCGGTCCCCTCGGTCTGGGCGCGCATTTCGCGGAGTTTGTCCGTATTCCCGGAGCGGATGTAATCGAAGAACGCGGCCCGGTACTCCTCCGTGGCGTACTTGGAGCGCTTTTCCGGAACAGGATCCTGCCCCGGTTCGGCCTTTTTCCCGCCCTTCGGTCCCTCGGAGCGGGTTTCCAGCGTCTTCGCGGCTTCTTCCATCCGCTCTTCGGTATCGATGGTCTTGCGGTTCTGTTCGAATTCGGTCCACATCGCATCCCACTTGGGACGCTCATCGGCGTTCAGGGAGCGTTTTTCTGCCGACGCCTTGTCGGTGATGACCTTCATCTGGTCATAGAGAGCGGCGTTTTTCTGCCGCAGTTCGATCGCGTTCATTCCCATTTCGGGTTCCTCCGTTTGTTTTTCCGTTACATCCAGAGCCGCATGAGCTTCAGTTGCATCTCCATAACCTCGACGGTGATTCCGGAGACATCATCGCCCCCCTGTTCATCCGTCGCGGTCGTGTCATCAGCGGCTGGAATGATAGCCGACGAAGTTTCCTCATCGGATGGTGAGGTGCCTTCATCCTCGGTTCCGTCGCCGATGGATTCCCCTATGGCGTCCATCATGGCCTGGATCACTTCGTTGTCGCCCCGCCGTTCCGCCTTGTAGAGAGCGGCGGTGATTTTGTCGATGTCCACTCCGTGGCTCGCCAGTTCCTGACGTTCAGCCGACCGCGCGGAAATGCTGGTCTGCTTGTAAGCGTCGAACGAAACCGGCGAGATTTCCACGAGTTGGATTTCGAGAAGTTCGCGGGCGTCGCGCTGCGCGACGGTTCCGTCCGGGAGTTTGACCGGTTCCTTGTACCACCTGTCTTTGATGGTGCGGAAACCGAAGGAACAGCCGGTAACGTCGCCGCGTTTTACCAGTTCGTGTGTATCGTTCCCGGCCTGCGTATTCGGGATTTCGTCGATAAAGCTGAGTCCCGTTTTATCCACCCGGAGTTTGAGAGTCCCGGAGATGGTCCGGCCGATCAGATTGTTGGTGTCGTGGTTCCAGAACGCCCGGACATCGGGTTTCCCGGAAAGGGTCTGGTTCAAAGCCCCCGGTCGGACGTATTCGGTAAAAAATCCCATATCGGCGGGCTGATCAAAAACGATGGCATACCCTTCAATAAAGCGTTTGCCGTCACTTTCGGAGGTCCGGAACTGCATATTTTCGTTCGGGGTATACCCGAAACGAATCGCTTTTTCAGCCTTCGCCATTACTCGTTCCCTCCATCGGTGGTGTCTTTTTTCCCGGCGTCGTCGGTTTTCCCGACCGGAACCATATTGAGCGGCCGCAGGTATTCGTCGCCGCCGTCAACGGGATTCATGTTTTCGCGCTCCCGGATCTCGTTCACGGACATCCAGCCGTTGTTTCTCCCGACGGCATAGGAGTCGTAACGGCTTTTCATATCCCCACGGAGCAATCCGTCAGCCAGAAACTCCACATAAAACCGTTTCTGCTCCATCGGCGTCATGCATCTGGTCAGAATCGCGGCTTCCCAGCGCGCGAACCACGGCATCATCGTGTGAACGACGAACTCGATGCCCTGCTGTTCGATGTTGGAAAACGTCGCCTTTTCCAGGTCTCCGACAAGATGCGGGGGAACGTGGAAAATACGGGCGATCTCGCCGATGCTGAATTTCCGGCTTTCGAGAAACTGCGCCTGATCCGGCGGGACGGATGCCTGCTGGTATTTCATCCCTTCATCGAGAACCATGATCCTCTGAGACCTGGAGAGGCCGGAATAGTTCTCCCGGATGTCCTCTTTCAGTCCCTTTTTCGCCTCGGTTGAGAGCGTTTTAGGGTGTTCGATTACCCCGTTCAGGCTCGCGCCCTGGCTGAAAAACCTTCCGGCGTGCTCCTGGAGAGACTGACCGATGGACAGGGTATCGCGCATCATCATCTGGATGGGCGAGAATCCGACGAGTCCGTCGTAACCGAACCCGGCCACATGGAGGATCTGCCAGGGCTTGAAATCCACCTGCGAACCGCCGGGGATGATGTACCGATAGATCAGTTCGCGGTCGACGTAATCGCGAAAGACCATCATATTCCACGGAAGGAGCGGCCAGAGCGCCGTGATTTCTCCGCGCCCGTTGCGGACGATCTCCGCGTAGAAGTTCCCCCACATCAGGAGATGGAACATCGCCGCCTCGCGGAAGTGGAAACTGTCGAGTTCCGGGTTCGGCTGGTCATGGAGGAGCGGCCAGAGCGGATGATTGACTGCTCGCTGTTTCCCTCGCTCCAGGCGTTCGTATGTCATCAGCGGGACGGTGGCGAGGGTCTGGGAAAGCAGTTCGACGCACGCCTTCACGGCCGAGAGCTGGAGGGCCGAATTGACGGAAACCGACGGGCCGCCCCAGCTTTTCGTACTGGAAAACGCATCCGTCAGCCATCGGGAGGGCTTTTCCAGCCCGGAAAGGGCGGAGGAACGAGTTTCAAACGCCGACAGGAAGCCCATCATTTACCGTCCTGACGATGGGAAATAGCGGGACGGATGCCGAACACGGAAACGAGGAGAAGGACACCGCCGAAGACGATCAAGCCGATCCGGTAGTCGAAGCGAAGGCCGATCCCGACCGACAGCACGATCAGCCCGACGATAAAGAAAATCTCGCGGATATTCTCGCCCATAGGTTCTCCTCGTTTCTGTTATACGTTCAGGAGCGGGCGATTTTTGGAGATTTCAGGAAATTTTTGAAAATAATTTTCAAATGAACGTCAGGCGTTCCCTTTCGTATGCACTGGGTTTGTTCAGCTTCCGTACCCATCCGTCGAGCGCCATGATCGACGCCACCACGCCGTCGATGCGTTCGCTCGAACGTTCCTTGTCCGGCTTGATGTTCTCCGCCGGGTCTTTCCGCACGATCACGTTATCCACCATCCAGCGCATCACCGGGTTTCCCTCGTGAAGGATCGTCCCTTTGAGTACGGCAACCTCGAATTCCTTGGAAGGAGTCGTCATCGAGACGAAACCCTGCCCGAATCCGACCGTGGTGACTCCGGCGTCCGTCAGGTTCTGGATGATCTGCGTGGCGTTCCACCGGTCGATGTTCACCTGGGCGATCGCGTGCGCTTTCGCGAACTCGAAGATGTAGGATTCCACCGCCTTGTAGTCGATCACATCGCCCTCGGTAGCAGTGATCCACCCTTCTTTCGCCCATTGGATGTACGGCACTTTGTCCCGCGTCGAGCGCTGCCGGATCTTCTCCGCCGGGCAGAAGAGCTTCAGGAAAAGGTAATAACGTTCTTCGCGGTAGAAAATCGCCGCGAAAGCCGTGATGTCCGTTGTGCTGGAGAGATCGAGAGCGCAATAACAGGTTTCACCCGCGAATTCCGAAAGCGGAACGCCGGAAACGGCCGCGTCCCATTTCGCCACGTCCAGCCATTTCGAGCGGGAGGAAATCCACTCATTCAGGCGCAGTTGCCGGAACGAATTGATGGTGGAAGGGATGTTTTTGGCCTCGCGGACCGCCTGGCGGAATCCGTCGAGGGTGATGGTGACGCCGATGGATGGGTTGGCCGCTATCCAGGCGCTTTCATCGTCCCATTCCGCGCCTTCGGGCTTCTCGAAGATCACCGGGAGGAATTCCGGGTCGTCGATGATGCCGTCGCGGACCTGTTTCGCGTAGGTGTACTGCTCGTGACAGATGGAATTCTTGTCATCACCGGCCGTGGTAATCATAAAAATGAGCGGCTGACGCCGCGCGGCGCCCGAACCCTGAGTTAAAACCTCAAAAAGTTCGCGCGTCACGACGTGCAATTCGTCGATCACGGCGCATGAAATGTTCAATCCATGCTTCGTGAAACTCTCCTTTGAAAGCACTTTGTAGGATGAAAACGTCTTCGGAACGATGATCCGCTTGGTGGAATCCTTGATTTTGCACATTTTCCGAAGGGAGCGGTCTTGAAGGATCATGTTTTTCGCGGTGTTGAAGACGATGGAAGCCTGTTCCCGATCCCCGGCGGCCGAATAAACCTCCGCGCCCGGTTCACGGTCGGCGAGTAACGCGAAAAGCGCGACTCCCGCGGCAAGTTCCGATTTACCGTTCTTTTTCGGGATGAAAACGAATACTTTCCGGTACTGGCGCGATCCGTCTTCCCGGAGCGTTCCGTAAACTGTCCGCAAAAGCTCTTTCTGCCATCCGATCAGGTGGAATGTCTGCCCCGCCCATTGTCCGGAACAATGCCGGAGGTAAGTTTCAAAGAATTGCACCACACGGTCGGCTTTCTGTTCGTCAAACATCGTTTCTCCGAAAAAGTCGTATGATACGACTTTTTAATTTTCAAAAAAGCTGTCACCACCGTCATCGTCCTTATCGAGTTTCGCCCGCGCGGCCGGGGTCAGTCCGAGACGGTCGGCACATGCCCGGATGTCCTTCCAGGCCGCGCGTGCTTGAGTCGCATACGGGTGTTCGATTGCAACGCCTTTCGATGTTATCTGGATTCCATCGGTTATCGCCGTTAGTTTTTTTTCCAACCGAAGCGCCCTCGCATACGAGATGCAATAGTTGCTGAGAATCGCCTCATCCAGATGATCCGCTTTTTTCATCATCAGCAGTTCCTTCACGGTCCGTTTCCAGATCGCCGCCGCGATCCGGTCCCGTTTCACAAGTGACGGCGCCCGATCCTCTTTATCGATTCCGTCGGTTTCATTTGTCTTCGCGCTCATGTATCCCCCTTTTACTGGTCGAATCCGGGTGCAAAAAGGCGCATCTGGGCTTTATGCTTCTCCACGCGCTCGCAAGCGGCCTTATAATAATCCGGGTCAAGCTCGCATCCGACATAATCCAGGCCGAACTCGTAAGCCGCGATCAGGCTTGAAGCGCTTCCGGCATGGGTGTCGATAATCCGCCATCCGGGTTTGCAGTAGTTTTTGATAATCCATTTGTAAAGCTCTACCGGCTTCGCCGTGGGATGGAATTTGTTTTTCCCATGCGACTGCATGGCCTGCGCACGGGAAAATGAGAAAATCCGGGTTGCCGAGTTGAAACTCGTCCACGCAAGTTCCCCGTCTGCAAGCGAAAATTCCCGCTGCATTTTATCCCACACGAGCCATGCGGAAGAGGGCGGAAGTGGGAAATAATTCCCGCCCCAGATGATCCGGTGTTTCGCTACCCGCGAAAGTTCCACGAAATAATCCGGACCCGGCATCTGGTTGACGTTCCAATTCTGGACCTTTTCACCCCATATTTTATTATTCCATCCATTCCCACTGAATCGGGATGATCCGTTATACAGATCGCATGCCGCGCCGTAAGGCGGATCTACGATGGCGATATCGAACGCCTTATCCGGCAAGGTCCGCATGTAGTCTTGACAATCGCAATTAAACAATATTTGTTCCGCCATTTTATCCTCTCGGGAAGTCCGATACCCCCCTGAAATATTTCCGATTTTTTACGCGAGACTAACCACTACGTTCACGCGGAGTCCCGCAGAGATTTGCACCCCCTACCGTCCGAAACCGCCGTCAGTGGTAGCTGTTTTCCGATTGTGACATCGATGGCATTTCTGCTGATGGTTCGATGGATTCCAGAATGAGCCGCCGCGCGAGACAGGAATCTTGTGGTCAACTGCTTCCGACGGTTCGCCGCACTCGCAAAACGGATGTTCGCGCAAATACTTTCTGCTGTATTCGCGCCACTCGGAGGAATGATAAAGACGCAGAAGATCCGCATTCCGTTCCCGGTAGTGCGCGTCCATCTCCGCTTTCTTCTGCTCCCAGTGTTCCTCACAATACGCTTGCCCGCCGCGCGCGAGGTTTGCGCATCCTTTAACTCCGCATGGTTTCCGGGTCTTCCACGGCATCCGTTTCCTCCAATTCCGCAAGGATTGCTTCATCGTCCGCATTTCCGGAGTCGGTCGTCGCTCCGCGACGTTTGCGGAGATCGACATATTCCGTCATCGTTACGAGGTGGCGCTCGCGCTTCTGCTGTCCTTCCTCGATCACACGCCGGAGTTGATACAGTTGGTCCACGGACATCTTCCTGATACTTTCGCGGATACGGCCGCTCTTGATTTCGCTGCGGATCTCCGCCAGGATCTCGTTATCCGCCCGCATTTCGTCGCCGCAATGCGCCTGCAACTTCTCCTGGAACTCTTCGAACGGCATCAGGCGCGTTACGATCTCGGGAACCCGCGGTTGTTCTTCGCCGAAGAGCGCCGGGACGGTCGGCTTCCTCGGTTCGTACTTGAAACGCTTCGCCCAGTTCCGTAGGCTTTTCGACTGCTCGGGTAACTGGATGCCGAGTTCATCCCGGATTCTTGCAATCGCCTTTGACATTGCAGAAGCCGTTCCGCCTTCTTCCATCCAGATCCGCACGGCGCGCTGACGTTCGGAGTTGTTGTAGACCTTGAAACCCATCGTTTCCCTCATTCCTTGCCCGTCAGGTAAAAAAGGTAAATCCTGCCGGGTAAACCATCGCTTGGGGTAAATCCCGCCTTTTCCATATCTCCCCGTCAGTTATACGTTCAAGGTCAAGGCAAACCACCGGGTAAACGCCCGAACACGGGTATAGGTTCCGTTTTTATTTTCCTGTTTTCCAAATCATACAGGCATTTTTAACCCTTGACCCTTTTTACCCTGTTGACCTTTATTAAAAAGAGATTGATAATAAAAGAGATAGAAAGAAGAAATGGGTAAACAAGGTCAATTCACTGCGGAAAAGGTAAACGGAAGACGGCAACAGTTACATACCAGAGCCATTCCGGACGTGAAAAAAGCCCTCCAAGTAAGGGGCTTGCGGGGGAATTCATTGAAAATTTGCAATTTTATTTTGGGATGGTTAAAATCAACTTGTTAGTATGGTGATTATTCTCAACACATGCAGATATCTAGTAAACGAAAAGTACGGTTGCTAACTTTTCATTTTCCATATGTTTATGAAGGAGGATCTTATGTATCTTGGCAAGTTATTGGGTATTAATCTTATTATGATTACTCTGCTGATTGTTGCGTGTGGTAATAAGTCAAATAATAATGTATCACAAACAAATCAAAATATTATTCAAATAGCTTACAACACTTATTCAGACTGGAGCATTTCCAATGTGCTTTTTGGTAAAATAATTGTTATTAATGAAAAATTTAATAACGAAAAAGATTTAAAATCTCTCGGAGATACTTTGAACTATAATTTGAAAGATTATAAAGAAGCTTTAGTGTTTATTTTTGATGATGCTAATGCCGCAAAACTGCAAGAAGAAATGAGAAACAAACCTGATCTAGAATTAGATAAAGCAGATGAAGCATATTATAACAAACATTATTTGGGAGTATATAATAAAAACTCCACAACAGGAATGAATGAAATTAATATTAAAATATCGGGTGATTTTAGCAATATAAAATATTGACATGATATCGCTTCATTCGCTCAACACGGCATGCCCGCTCCGGACATTTGTTCTCCAGGGTCGTGTTCATACTTGTTGTTTGTCCGGCAGGTCAGATGAACGATTGACAACATTGCATCACAGATTATTTTGAATGAGGACATTATGTCTATTGAATGTAACGTGGCACAAATATATTTTGAACGATCATTCTTTAGGAGAAAATAATGATTGAACTTGAAGAAGAGCTATATGAAAAAAATGAAGAGCCTGACGAGGAAAATGAGACAGTATTTACAGAGTATGATCTAACAGCGTCCCCGAATGACTTTAACGTTAAAACATTATTTGATTTTATTTCATCTGGAATTGTAAAAATACCTGGTTTTCAAAGAAATTATGTTTGGGATATTAAGCGAGCTTCCAAGTTAATAGAATCGATTATACTAGGTATCCCAATACCTCAGATCTTCTTATATCAGGAGACAAAAAACCGTTTTATTGTAATAGATGGACAACAAAGATATATGACGATTTATTATTTTATTCTTAAACGTTTCCCAAAGTATGAAAAACGTAACGAATTAAGGAAATATTTTGAAGGAACAGAGAAAGGAATCCCTGAAGAAATATTAAATAATAATGATTATTTTAATGACTTTAACTTACAGCTTCCAGAGAAGCTACCAGACAATCCAAACCCATTAAATAAAAAGAATTATTTTACACTTGAAGCGGAGTTAAAAACAACATTTGATTTGAGGACAATACGTAACGTAATAATTAAAGAGAATATTGATGATGACAAAACTTCATCGGCTATATATGAAATATTTAATCGTCTAAATTCTGGCGGCATCAATCTAACTCCCCAAGAAATACGAGCAAGTTTATTTCATTCGGATTTTTATTCCATGCTATATCAAATAAACCAAGATAACTACTGGCGGAGTATAACACCAAGTAAAACACCAGATTTGCATATGAAAGATATTGAGATACTATTAAGGGCATTTGCTATTTTGATTAATAGGGATGATTATAAACCATCAATGACGAAATTTTTAAACAAATTTTCAAATAAGGCAAAAGGGTTTGCCAAAGATGATATTGATTTCTTAAAAAAACTGTTTATAAAATTTACAGAAAAGTACTCTAAAATTGATAAAGATATTTTTTATTCTGGTAATAAAAGATTTTCATTGACAATATTTGAATCAATTTTCTATTTCTCTTGCATTGATTCATATAACTCAAAAAACTTCGAAATAAAAGTAGCTGACAGTGCTAAGCTATCAAAATTACGTGGAAATCCTGAATTTATTCGTGCAACATTAGAAAATACTGCTAGCACAAAAAGTATCAACACCAGATTAGATAAAGCCATTGAGATGTTAAACTAAATGAGTACAATAATTGACGCCGTTTATCGGGAGACGTTAGATATTGTCGCTAAACTTGAAGAAAGTCATGAAGTTTCTTTGGCGATTGATGCAAAACGTCAATTCACAAAGACTTTTATTTTGTCAGCTGCAAGTTATTTTGAGGATCAAATACAGAAATTATTAATTGAATACATAAGAAGGACAACAAATGATAATAATAATGTTGTTAATTTTGTTCAAAATAAAGCTATTTCATTCCAATACCATACATATTTTGATTGGGGTAAAAAAGGAAACCCAAATGAGCCTGGGAAAAATGCAAATACATTTTTTTCATTATTTGGAAATGACTTTAAAACCCAAATAAATGAAGAAATTGAAAAAAATGAAAATATTAAAACCTCAATGAAGTGTTTTATTGAAATTGGTCATTTAAGAAATATTTTAGTACATAGCAATTTTGCAGCATATAATAATATTCCAAAAACAATAGAAGAGCTTAATGATATATTTTTAAAAGCAAATGAATTTGTTTTATTCCTTGCAGAATATCTATTAAAAATATAACTAAGCTTGGTAACCTTGTCATTGCAATAGCCTTATGCGGAGGAACTCAATGCAAGATAACAATATTGCTTGTCCAGAATATCATGAATATCAATTATGTTTTACAGCATTTGTTGATATTCTTGGGTTTGAAAATAGTGTTCTTAATGTTAATGACAAAAATACACTATGTGATATATGGTCATTATTAAAATTTATAAAGGAAAAAATGGAAAATAACATTAGGATCGATATTTTAAGTAAATCGGAGATAATAATATTAGTTGTTTCTGATTCAATAATTATTGTTATACCTTGTAATGAGAGATTCAGTATTTTTACTGTGATTATGTTAATACTGGATTTGCAAAAATCTCTGATATTTTCAGATTTCAAAAAATTAGTGAGAGGATACGTTTCTTTGGGTAATGTATATTTTAATGACGAGATATTATTTGGAGAAGGTTATCAAAAGGCATATAATGGCGCAAACATCAAAGGAATGCCCCCTCAAATAATAATTTCAGACGAAATAATAGATAAAGCAATACATGAACGCAACGTAAAATATCCAACTGATAATCCGATCTATACAACATTAGATACAATATTTAGTTATTTATATAAATTTAAAGAGAAAGATGCCAATAATAAGGATAGCTACATGATTGATTATTTTAAACCTTATAAACCTGATATTATGCCAATAGAAAAACAAAAAATAGAATTCAATTCGATAAATGACTTCATAGCCGATGGGATTAAAAAATTCAAACACGATGGTAGCATTCGAAAAAAATACGAGTGGTTATCTCGTTATTACAAAATATCTAAACACAACTACAATTACTAATGCAGATAATAATATTTGCGATAATAATTAATACTGTTTTAAAATGTATTGTGAAACATCATTTCTAATGTTCATTACATCGCAAGGTAGTGCAACAGCGGATATAGGATTTTGTCCCTTACCACCACAGTGGACTCCTCAGTCTTTACATTCCTTTGGTACGCGGTGCTGGCACTAAAGATGATAAACCTTACATAAACGCAACACTCTACTCCGGAAACAACTCATCCCCCTTGGGTAAAACCGGCATCGAGGTCGGTCGAAAGGCGTAGTAACGATCGGCGGACACTTCGGCCTGGGTAAAATCCGTCTGCCACCCCGCCGATCCCGAATTCTCCACCGTGTCGGTATCAAACGAGATCGGCACCAGGGCGCGCCGGAGCGTTTTCCGGTTCGTTTCCTTCGTGTTTCCAACAATGGCGCCGCAGGCGTAAAGGGCATCGTTGATCCGTTGCTGGATCAGCCGGTTGATGTTCCCGGCCGAGAGGGCGGTATCGTAAACGGCGAGCTTTTCCAGCGTAACGGCGATCACGTCGTCCTTGAGGTTCCCGCGGAGGTGGACGCGCGCGGAGATCGTTTCCCAGAGTTCCCGATACTGCGAGTTCTTGAGGGTATCGTCCCGCAAGAGTTTGATGGCCTTGAAAAGTTCTTCCTGCGTCATCGTTAATACCCCGCCGCGAGTTCGTTTCCGGCATTGATCGGTATCTCCTCCGGCATCTGCACAACGGCGAATCCGTTTTCCATTTGCACCATCCGCGAGAAAATGGAATGGGAAAGGTCAACCTGAAGGTAAGTCCCGTTCGATTTCCGCAGATTCCCCTTGATGTACATCCACTTGCGCTTCATCGGGACTTTCCGGACATACGGAAGGCCGTAAATCTCGCGCAAAAGCGACTCCTGGGAATTGTCTTTCAGAAGCTGCGCCTTTTTGGCGAAGTCCGTAAAATCGGAGAGTTTCAGCCAGGCGCCGGATTCCAGCACCACCGGCAGTTGTCCTTCACGCTCGAAACGGTTCTTCACCGCGATGCGTTCCGGCTCGCCCTTAAAATCGACCGGCGCGCCGCTGTCGATTTCGATTTCCGTCAGGCATTCCAGCAGCGCCGATGCGTAGAGGTCTTCTTTCGTCATCGTTTCGGCTTCGTTGGCGACGATGTAAGGAAGGAAATCGTCCAGTTTCATCTTCAGTCCGGCGACTTCGCCGCACGCGAGCAGGATGGCCCACATCTTGGTGATACGCGTGGATTTCATCTGCTCTTTCGCGAGGCGTTTCTGGTACTGCTTCACCCGTTCGGAAAGTTCATCCATATCGGCCGTAGCGGCCTTGTTGTAGAAATCGAGATAGATGGAAAAGGCGTTTTCCTGGCAGAAATCCATCAGGTCGTCGTAATCGTCCACGCTCTGCACCACGTCGTCCGCGCGGAAAGGGATGTTGATGATGCGGCTCTGCATCGCGGCGATGTCGTCGCCTCCTTCCAGGTTGATGCTATGGTTGGTGGACATGAAAACCGAGTTCCGAATCTGGGGAGATTGCAGTTTCCCGTTTGCATCGTTTTTCGGGCGGTGCGCGTTGTGAACGGCCGCTTTCAGGAATCCGGTGTAACGGTCGAGGTCTTTCAAGTCGTCGATCAGGATCAGGCCGTTCCAGCGTTCGCGCTGGAGGTTGAAAAGCTGGTATTCGCCGGGATTGGTTTCCAGCATCTTCGTGTTGGTGATGTATCCGAGGCACGTTTGAAAGGTCGATTTTCCGCATGACGGCGTTTGACCGTAAAAATTGAGGACCGGCACTTCCTTGAAACGGGTCAAAAGGCGTTCCCGGAGAATGCTCATCGTCATGAACGCCGCGGCGATCTGCTGTTTTTCCCTCGATTTGAAGAGCTTCCCTGCCCGTTTCACGAACTCGCGGATCTTGCCGTCAGGTTCCGGCTTTCCCTTGGCATACGCCGGATCTACTTCCACGAATTGGCGGTGTTCCTGCCCGGCGATGAAATAGTGATCTCCCCCGGTCTGGACGATGTTGTCACGCGCCGGGTAATATCGGCCGTCCATCCAGATGAAATGCCATCCGGCGACGAAGGTGCGCCCGTCGGAAAGGTAGTTCACGCCCACCCGCGCAAGCTGCACTTCCGTCGAGTTGGCGCGGATGTAGGAATGAAGGTTATAGCGGACGCCCCGCACCACGTTCATCACGACGTCCTCTTTCCCGAACGCCGCCTGGAGCTTCTTCGCCTCGGAAAAGCGGTCGTCGGCGATGGTAATCATCCGGGGCTTCGAGTTCGGACGGCGGCATTCGATGGAGTAGAAAACCTCGCCGTTGATCCTCACGAAATACCGAGGGATCAGGACGTGCGAAGAATGGATCAGCTCGAATTCCCATTCCGGCTCGTTGTTCTTCTTTGTTCCATCTTCCTGCGCAGACTCGTCTTTTTTCCCTTTCTTGTCCTTCGTCTTGGCGGGCGTTTTGGCGAACATCCTGAAATCTTTGTTGATAACGATCCGGATTTCGCCATCCCAAGTCTCGAACTCGCTCTGTCCGCGATACTCGGAACCGTCCATCGCATCATCCAAAGCTGTCTTTTTCTTCCGATCGAACTTCTCGCGATAATCCGCGCGGACAGCTTCCACCGGAATGCCGAGTTTTTCGGCGATTTCCTTGAAGGCGTATTCGCGTTCGATGTTTCCCGGCAGTTTCAAGCAATATTCCATTGCTTTTTGCGTTTCCTGCCGGACGGTGAACCACTGGATGGGCGCGACCGCCGATGTCAGGACGGAATTGATCGCGGAAGGCCCTTCGGAAAGTGCGATTTCGTCCGGGTCTTTTCCCGCCGGAAGCGAGCAAACAAGGGTTTTCATTCCGGCGAGTCCGATCACGGTTTCCGAAGCGGCTTTCAATCCGGCCGCGTCCGGGTCGTACATCACGAACACCTGATCGGCTCCCGATTTTCGGACGATGGCCGCGTGTTTCTCGGTAAACGCGGTCCCCATCGGAGCGACGGCAAAACGGACTCCCGCCTGCCAAAGCCCGATAACGTCCATAAAACCTTCCACCAGGACAAGGGAACGGAGATCGCGGATCGCGCCCGCGTTCTGCTGGTATCCGAAAAGTAGCTGGTCCTTGTGGAAAAGCGGTGTTTCCTTAGTGTTGAGGTACTTCGCACGGCTTTTTTCCGTGTCCAGGATGCGGCCGGAAAAACCGGCGATTCTTCCGCGCCGGTCGAGGATAGGGAAAACCACGCGACCGCGGAAAACGTCGTAGAAGCCGCCTTTCTCGCCTTCCGCAGCAAGCCCGGCTTCTACGATATGCTCCGACCGGTATCCCTTCGCCGTGAGGTGTTCAAGTAATGCCTTGCTTCCATCTCCGCCGTACCCGATCCGGAACGCTCCGATCGTCGCCGCGTCGAAGCCTCGTCCTTTCAGGTAGGTTTCCGCCGCTTCCGTCCGGTGAAGCTGTTTCACAAACCAGTCGGCGGCTTCAGTGTTCATTGCGGAAATCCGGTTCACGGTTTCGAGCGCCAGGGAAACGTTATTTTCCACTCCGTATTCATCGGACTTACGCGGAAGCGGGATATTGTGCTTGTTTGCGAGGTATTCCAACGCCTCGCGGAAACCCATCCCGTTTTTCTCCCGCAAAAACGTGAAAATGTTGCCGCTCGCATGACAGGACAGGCAATGATAAACGCCTTTTTCCTCGTTGATCGAGAACGCACCCGGTGTAGATTCGGAATGGAACGGGCAGAGAGCGGAATGTTCTCCCCCCCGGCCCCGGTTAGTGAAGACGACCCCGGCGAGTTCGGCCTCCTCCGCGAGGGAAGACGCCGCCAGGACTTGTTCTATAATCGAATCGTCGTATCGCATATCACCACTCCCTCTCCCGCGTCGCGCCGTGCCCGAATCTCTTCCGCCGTGAGCCGGAAGGCAAGGAACCTGGTCCGTTCCACACCGTCCGGTCGGATCTCCGATTCGTTACACCAGAAGTCTTTGAACCACCGTCCGATAACGTAGGTTTTTCTATTCATCGCGATCGGAAAGAAGAATGTTGAAGTCCGGCTGTTTCTCCGCCTGTTTGAATCCGTTCTGGAAAAGGGCGATGTAATGTTCCTTTCCGTCGATCCTGATTTTCCCGGAAAGGTAGTTGTTCCCGTTCTTTTCACGCCACCACGCGGCGCCAATTTTCGTGGATTTCTTCCCCTCTTCAGACATGGGTTTCCTCCTTATCTGAAAATCCCTTGAGCCGTTTTCCAAGCCGCTTCCATCTTCCCGTCCCGTTCCAGCGCTTCGAGCGGTTCGCAATCGTAGAACTTCGCCAGCCCCCGCGCGTCGATGCCGGAGCGGAGGAGCGCCCCGTAGAGCATCCCCCAGCATTGATGATGCCTGTATCCCATCTCGCGGGAGTACCAGAGCACCAGGGCGCGGGTGAGAGCGCGTTCGCGGGACTGCTTCACGACGACCATCTGCCCGCTCACGGCCGGAAATAGTAGAGCAACGCCGCGAAGAGTGTCCCACAATAGAGCACCAGGGCGACAACGGAAACCATCCGCCAGTTTCGTCGGGAGCGTTTCAGCGTCCGATGGGCGCGCTCGTAGATAGTCAGTTTCGCGTTGGTCTGCAACAGGTAATCCGTGATCTCGGGACCCGCGACGTCCAAGAGCGCCTTTCGGTGCTCCTTTCTGAGTTTCTTCGCACTGCTACCGCTCACTTCCGAGCCTCCTCGATAATATCTTCCGCTTCGTCAATGGCTTTTTTTGCTGAATCCGACCTATGGAATTCCCCTCCGAATTCGCCGATGAGTGCTTCGAGCGAGAAGAGCATCCGGGCGTTGAGCGAACGCAAGCGCGCAATCTCGGACTCCGGTTTCAGCTTCGCCGGTTCCTGCCGGTTGGCGGAGAGGATTTCAGCCGGTCGGACATTTTTCCCCGTTTCGAGTGCGGAAAGGAGTTTCTCCCGCTGATCGCCGTCCCGGACCTGGGCGACCAGTTTCAGGCGGCCGATTCCGACATCGATGAGCGTTTTCTCCACGCGGCCGAGGTTGTCGTCCGCGTCCGCGAGGCTCCCGTTTCCGTAACGCTCGCTGAGGAGCGTCAAAACCTTGTCCACGTCGTAGGCATAACCGCGCGAAATCGCAAGCCGTTCCCGCATGTAGCGGTTCCAGCCCTTCGCATCGTAGTAGTGCGTTTTCAGGAAAAACATATCCATCGCCATTTCGACGGTGAGGCGGTCCATCCGGACGGAGGTCCGGCGAATCCTGTCCTCGATCACGTCTTGAGGAAGCGGCGCGCCGGTCTCCGCGTCGAAGTAGCGTATCCGCACGGCATCCATCGGGACGGATGCGACCGGATCGGCGGCCTTGTTCTCCGAGGAAAGCCCCGCCTGGAGATTGATTTGCAGTTTACCGGCCATTGTACACCCCCAGCCATTCCCCGAACACTCGGTATTCGGCATAAGCGCGGGATTTCCGCGGGAGCCTTCCGAGCGCCGCCGCATAGGTTTTTGAAATGAGGCTCGACGTGTGGATGCAGACTGGCGAAACGGCATCCCCGTATGTTTCCTGAAGAATCGCGAGGATCTGAGTTTTCACGGTGCGGTTATCTTCCCAGAACGTCGGGAGTATGCCGATCCGCTCGCATTGTTTCCCGAGGTATTTCTGACTCTTGAGGCATTCCCGGACTATCTGAAGCGTCACTCCCACCTCGCGGGCGCTCCAGGTTTCCAGTTGGGTCGGAATCACCACGACATCGGAGGCGATCACGGCCGCTTTGAGCGAGACGCCTGCATGGCCGGGCGTGTCGAGCACGACGAAATCGTAATCTTCCCGGACGTCCTGAAGCATTTCGTGCAGCGCGAAAAACTGATTCGGACGTCCCGCCATCTCGATATCGATGAGCGCCATTTCGGGCTCGCTCGATAGCACAGAGAGGCGGCCGAATTGCCCGAAGGGTAACGTGCAATCCCCGATTTCCGCCTGTCCAAGAAGGCACTGGTGGATCGTCCGGTTTCGGACGGCGGCGAGATCCGGAACGAAATGGCTTGTTCCGCTGTTGTTGTGTGCAAGGTCGATATAAAGCGTCGGCGCCGTTTCGGCGAGAATCGCGGCGAGACTGACGGCGGATGTCGATTTTCCGACTCCGCCCTTCGCCGATGCAAAGGCAATCACTTTCATTTCATCCTCCCAGATGTTCCAGGTAAAAAACACCCCGCCCGTCGGCCTGGAATCCCTTCGGGCGGGTTTAGGAGGATGCGGCCCGATTCCAGCCGGGGCCGCATCCCGTTTCCATTTATTGAACCGATTCCCAGGGTACGACAAAAGCGCGGCCTTGCTCGTCGAAAACCACGTCACAGACGGGAATTCCGCAGTATCGCGCAACGATGATTTCCTTGTTGGCTCCGGAAGAGTTTTCATATCCCGGCAACAGCGCCAAGGCGTTGCATATGGTCAGCATCCGGATGTCGGTTTTGAGGTAAACCGATTCCGGGACAGTTGGTTTCTCGAACTCAGGGCAGCTTTCCCATTTGTCCAGCGACGGAATAATCTCATTGATCTTCCAGAATTCCACCGCCATCCGCGCCGGGTTGACTACGAACCAGTCGTGAACGAGAAGCCCCTCCACGCGGAAGAACTCCGGGAAATTCAACTTCGGAAGCCCGGTCATGGGACCGGCGAGGTACAATTTCGGCTTCACGTTACACCCTCACGCCGTAGTATTCGAGATAATGCCGATCCGGGTCTTCCGATCGCTGCGCTATGTGGTTTTGATCGTCCGAGAAAAACCGGAACTGGTTCCGGAGCGCCATAGTCGCGTCGTGGCCGTTGAGCGATTTCGCCCGTTTCAGGGTGATGTGATCCCGGTAGGTGATCGAACGTAACTCGTAGCCAAGACGTTTGTAGAACTTGAGCGTTTCCTCGTCCGGGAGCCGCTCCGACCAGAGAACGCCGCCATTTTTACAGACGGCGACGAAATCCCCGGTATCCGGGTAAAATTGGGGTTCCTCCGGGGTAAAACCAAGACGTTTCTTCTTTTTCACATTCCCTCCCGGTTCGAGCGAAACGGACACCCAGGGCGACGGCCGATTCCGCCGCCCTGCCGTTCTGTTTGGATGTCAATAATCATCTCACCAGATTCAGCCAGCAGAGTACGCCGAAATAGGCGCAGAACCCGCAGAGAGCAGCGTTGATCACCGAGTTTCCGAAATGCTTCCACTCGAACCTTCGTGAGCAGTCAATTATGGAACCGGCGAGGAACATTCCGAAACGGGCGGCACAGAAAGAGAGAATGGCGGCGGCAAGGGTGCATAAAATCGAGTGGGTCATCTCGACGCCTCCGCTTGCCGAAGTAGTTCTTTCGCCAGAGTCACCAGATCGAGATCCCGCTTCGGGAACTCGTAACCGGTGATCGCAGTGAATCCTTTCCGGGTGATGGAATAAGATGCCTGTGATCGGGTGCCAAGATCAATCAGATGCCCGGACTGGACGGTAAGACGTTTTTTGTTGATCAGAGTCCGTATTTGAGCGACCGATACCGGAGACACTTGAGCAACCTCCGGCAGGGAGAAAGACACCTGCCGAAGAATTTCCTCAGTCGTTTTCACGCGGAACGTGCGCGGCTTTCGTTTCGCTTTCTGTTGCTCAGGCATTCCCGCCTCCGAACATTTACATTTAAAAAAACAGCCCCCGCCCGATTTTCACCGCGTCTACTCGGTGAAAATCAAAACAGGGGCTTTTGCCACTTAAAGAAGTTTTCAGTGCAGACGTCCTGAAAACTTCTTTTAAACAGTTATAGTGTGTTTTCCATCTTGGACACACCCGGACAGTGAAATTATATCACACCGAAAGATTGTTTGTCAATAATTTGAATGGGATTATTTTTTGTGGTATGATATCTACGTGTGATTGGAGGAATATATGCGTGGGATTGGCGCAAGAATCAAACAGTTGAGGCTTCAGAAAGACATGACTCAAGCTGATCTTGGGAAAGCCCTGAATGTCCATGCAAATACCATCGGTTCTTGGGAAAATGAAACACGGGAAATTCAACTGGATAGCCTGGACGCGATTTGCGATTATTTTAACGTCAAGTTACAATGGCTGATGGCTGGCGATCTGGACGCGGTGATGGGGGTAAGCCCGGAGGATTCGATTTATCTTCCGCTCATCTCCGCAAAGGTCGGCACCGGATACGGTCTGGAGAACTGGGATTATGAAGCCATCCGGAAGCACCCGATCAGCAGGGATCTTCTGCCGCCGGGAAACAGGGATAAAATCCGGCTCCTGGAAGTGGAAGGCGATTCAATGTACCCGACACTCAGTCCGGGAGACTTGGTCGCGTTTACCGAAGGACTGATCGCCGGAGATGGCTTGTACGTTCTGAACCGCGGCGGAGAACTGTTCGTCAAGCGGCTCCACTTCCGGATGACGGACGGAAGCATCGCAATCATCAGCGACAATCCCAGGTACAAGGAAGAGATCATCGAGGAGAAAGAACAGCAACGCCATTTTCATGTGGTCGGAAAGGTGGTGAAATTGATAAGCGGGAGGTAGATTTCTAATACATTGACCCTGAAGGGAATCATATAATTTCTTGTTCTGGGGGAACAAGTTTTGCTAAGGAGAGCACGACATGCCCCAAACCCAGCGAGAACACTACTTTGAAATCATCCAGTTGATTAGTCGTATCCTGGAATGCGAGACGTTGGACGGAATGCGGCGGGAGTGTCGAAGGATAGAACGAGAATACTTGGAAAGAATGGATTGCAAATATTAGATTCGGAGTTATCCAAGCTGCTCTGCCACCGCGCCGAGCAACTTGGATAAAGTGTCCTGACAATTTGCAAAAGTGAGGTAATCAATGATACGACACTTACCGCCGTCACGAGTGATACGGATATCCTGATTCCCATCTCGGGGAACATGGACCGCTATTCAAAAAATGTAGATTCTTGGTGTTCTTCTCTGTACGGGATGTAACTTATTTGAAATTAAAAAAATAAATTTGGCATTTCCCCATCATATTCTTGACATGCGCTTGTACCCATCATGAATCAATGGATTCCGGATATCCCATGACCTTTTTCCTATTGCAATCGTTCAAATGTTATGCTACTATTTTGTGAATTTCACAAAAACAAGGCAGATTATTTTATATGATGGCAGTAACTATATGTTGAATACTTGACAAAATTAATCAAGCTTGATAAAATTATCCCCAATGTGTATAGGGGGATCGAAATGAACCGTACTTGCTCAATACCTGTGTATTTTAAAATTGGAATCTTTTTTGGACTCTTATTGTTTATTTGCACGTCTTGCTCACTGAAATCTAATATATCATCAGTAAATGGGAAAGCCACGTCTAATACAGTTGTAACTACAACTCCTGCAGCACAAGCGGAGCTTGATGCAATTGCCACAAACTCTGCTTATGTTAATTGGCGTGTCGCTCGGACGTTCTCGTTAGTGGAACTGGAAGCCCGAAGAAAAGATTCAGGATGGCAGGGAGCAAAACTGTCTGCTTTACCCATAGTTATTTATGATTCTTACGGAAATCCAGAATACTATGAGTATCGAGTTTCCAAAGGTGGAGCTGATATTGCAGCAATTACATGTGTAGCAAAGAAAACACATGGAGGGCCTATTGCTTACGTTCTTCCAACCGCTCCGGATTATTCCAGTTTGTCGGTATCTGGTTCTAGGCGTTTAATCGCTAATGGATATCCTCGCGTAGCGGTGGCAACCGTGAAGCGAGCGGGGATAAGAGTAAAGGATGCTGAAGATGTAACTGGTACAAATGTGGACGTGGAAGAAGATCCACTAGAATATGCTCTACAAAATCCTGAACTTCTCACCAACACCAATCTTACGTTGGATATGATTACAAACGCTGCTTCCGCACTGATACAGTCAAATCTCAATAGCTGGTCCAATGTGGACGCTTCATTAACTAATTTTCTTATTGCATCCACCAATGATGCCGTCATGGAAATGATTGGCGCAGTATTGGCAACTCAGCAGCAACAAAATGCTCCTAGACGTAAAGCCGTAAATTTTACCGGCCCTGGCGGAGGTAGAGTTATCACAGGGTTTACTGGAAAGCCAGGAGGTTGGTGGGATCATAATTGTATGTCAAATTCCAATGTCTTAAATTGGAATGCAGCGCAAGAATTTCCCTCATCTTTTATGAAATATTTCTGGTGCGGTCCAGTCGATGTTGGAATGATAATGTATTATTACTACTTGCATGGAGATATATCTTATGCGGAACTTTCCAAAATTATCGATGTTACTAGTTTTCATCAGATGATTTTTACAAACATAATTCATGTTTCTGCTTCCATAAATAACCCACAGATAATTACAAATGAAACTAATTTATCCCTGCCTATATACAGTGGTGGTTTTATGCAACCCACTTATCAGTTACTTTTTAATTCCAACAGCAATGTGTCAATTCAGGATATTGAGATATCTGATATTTCTTACACCAGTGGTTCCTTCTGTGGAGTATCTAAAAAACTTCTTACTAACGGGTATAATTTCACGTTTACACTTGAGGGTGATGGAGGGACTGTACAATGTAAATTGTTGTATGTAATTAAGTACCACCCGGCTAACTGCAGTGACACATATTGCGCGATTAAGTTATCAGGCAATTATATTGCAGATACTTGGATATCCACTAATATCTCAACATCTGGTATGAACTATGGATCGTCTGGAAACCCGATTTATTATTTAATTAGTACGTTGGGTGAAACTAACAATGTGTTGAATAATGTGGAGGTAGTAAACCCTGTTTATACAGGAGGGACAATTAATTCTTACCTTGTTTCCAATATCACATCCGGGAGCGCGATATCCTTTCAGTTGAATGGGATTGGTGGAAATTTAAGCTATGATTTGTACTATTATCTAACATACAATCCTACAAATATTGATGACACTAATATAGATTTGATGTTTTATGGAGATTATTGTACAAATGAGCAGTATTCATGTAATAATCCTAGTTATTCGCTTGATCAAAATGGTTATTCAAATCTGTGTTCGATTATGGGAATATCTAACCCTAATGATGCGTCTGGGATCAATGGCGCTTCATTTGGATGGAATATTACTACTGGTATAGCATGGGTATCTGATAATAAAATATATTTTTACACATATTATCCAGTAATGGATGGTGTAACGAGTTTGGTAGGATTGGATTCCTGGACTTCTGGCACTCGTTCTATTGAAGCTGATGACCCATTTTTGTCAGTTCGCACGGGGTTTACACCCTGGACAGGAATCAATAATGGTGACATGCATTATCGTGTTGGAGTAGGATACCGTGATAATAGTACATGGGTCGATCAGGCTCAGGTATATCTGGAAAGTCATACATTTGACTTCTGGGGAGTGTGTATTGTTGTATTTTACCCAGTTATTGATATTATTTGCCAGTATTTTGAGAGCAGGTATTTTCTTTATGTTGATGATGGAGATGAAGGGAATTACGTTGGTGATAATCTTGCTAACCGTGAATACCCATATAATACCGATAGCACATACATGAATAATTTATTTTGGGAGAATAAAAACACAACACTGGAGTATCTGATTATGCAGTATAACTACAGGTTGCGTTAATTATATGAAGCCATTACTATTTATTATCGCTGTGGCGTTATCTGGTTGCGGATTATTTGGAAGTAATTATTATGGGTATAGCCCGCTTGAAAAATACATGCAATATCACATGATTAAAGATATAAATGCAAGCAGTTATCCTGATAATGTGCTACCGATGAGCGGCAATGTGTTATTTAACTATATGTCATCAAAATCAATTCATGGTGGTATGATATCAAATACAAATTATTATTACTATCAAAACGGATCAATTATTCACTACCCAGATAATAGTCAGTTAGTTACCAATCTTTCTTTTTCCACAGGCCAACAGTTTGGAGATGCGAATGCACGATTCTGGGTTCGATTAGAGCCAACTTCAATTAGCATTTTCAACTATTCTAATATTCTTGTTACCAACTTATCTACTGGGTTGACTAAAGGAATTGCCTGTCTTGGTCATGATAATTCTGGGATTTTGGCATATGGAATCCCCGTACAAAGCGCCGTTATTAGTGGCTTACCGGTTAAATACAGTTTGTATCTTCTTGATTTGGATACTGGTTTAACTAAATACTTGGCAATTAGTTACGGCGATATGCTTGGATTCAGTAGAATGGGTAAGTATCTATTTTATTCGCTTAATACATCTATGAAATACTACGACCTTATTTATGAAAATTATTGTTCACAATTTCCGTATGGTATGTTAGTGTCATATAATGTTTCTACTGAACAAGAGACACCCATTGGCAATGTAAACTATGAAAATAAGTATTCTACTAATAATAATTCAATAGATTGGTTTGATTTCCCAATTGGATTATCCGAAGACATGAAAACATTGATTGTGAACGAATACATAGAAATAAATGATCCAGATAACGTCCCTTTAGACGATGGGCGATTGATTCAAAACGAGGTTGGGGTGTGGTATATTGACATTTCTTCGCTGGGACTTTCAGAGTAGTGGGAGGTAAGTTGCGAAACGAGATATATTGTCTACCTCAGCCCCCATATCAAACGTTACTCCAACGTCAAGTTTGATATGGGCGATTGGATCAATCACATTTACTGCGGATGTTATTAGTTGAAAAACAATAATAATGGACTTTTGCGGGTTAGCGTTTTTTATCTTTCCTTTCCTCTGTTTTTTCCAATTTTTCGCCACACCACGGGCAGTATTGGATCGACAAAAGAATTGCTCCGGATATCGCACTGTTTTGTTTCGCCCGATCCCAGCCATAACAGTTGTGACGGATAGTTCCTTCTGCGGATAAATCATCCGGTACAATCTCAGCAGCAACAACTCTCCCCCCGACAAATTCCTGCAAATTTCCCACTTCGATGGATTCCACCGCCGCGTGTTTCTGCTCCAGTTCGGGAACGATGTACACGTCCTCCGTTACTGTGGAGGTAGGCGTATGTCCAACGAACTTTTTGATCATCTGGATGTCCACATGACCCCTGTTGTGAAGCCTGGATATGTATGTTCGGCGAAGGTCGTGAAAATGGAGGTCGGAAATCCCGGCATTTTTGACCGCACGCCTCCATATGCCCTTCAATTGTTCCACACCAACGCTGAAAATTTTCCCGGAAGTAATCCCATTTTCCGCCAGATACTCGCGTAGGATCATCGTCAGATCCCGGCGTAGAGGAACATCTTCGACCGCCCCTGATTTTTTCAAGGTTTTTGAAAATTCCAACCTCGGGATTGCCCCCATTTCAAGATCCAAGTCTTCGCGTTCGAGTTTGAGAATATCTCCACGGCGTAATCCAGCGCCTAAAGCGATAACGCAGATAATCCTGATCTGTTTGTTGTTTATCTTCGCCATAATCTGCGCGAATTCCTGCATAGAGCAGGTTCGCGTTCTGCTCTCGCTGTCGTGATAATACTCGATCAAGCCTTTTACCGGCGATTCTTTCAGCTTTTTCCTTTTTACCGATTGAGTGAAAAGGGCGCTGATGATATTCAATTCTCGGTCAACGGAAGACGTTTTCTTCCCATCCAAAATCCGAGCCGCTTTGTATGCATCGATCTGGTCTACCCCAATAGTCATGACGTCACGATTCCCGATGATGCGAAGAAAATTATCCAAAACGTATTTCACCAGTCCGGCGGTAGACGGCACATAAATCTCGCGAACTCGATATTCCGTAAACCAGGAAATCAGGTCGGACAAGTAAACGCTGGATTTTTCCGGGACGATTCCGAGAAATTCGGCGTCGTAAGATCCGTTTTTAGCGGCAAGGCGGGCGCGTGACTCCACCAGGACGGCCGCCCCCCTTGTGCGTTCCTCAGTGGTGCGCTCGTATACTTTGTGGACATTCCGGTGAAATCTGCCCCCCATTCCGGTGGAAAGTTTACCACTTTTTCTTACAGGAAAAATCCCAAACATATTCTATCGCGGGTGGCAGA